AGATGAAAATGCGTAAAGCTCGCAAAGGTCGTAAAGCTCGCAAGTAATCCGTAAGGATTGCTTTGGGTGACCAAACAAGTCCTACGGGGAGGAGGAAACTAAATAAACCTCCCCACTTGACAACTGTTGTATTAAGATTACGATTAGCGGTAATTGAATAGGAAAGATTATGGGCGTACCCTCAGATCAACTGATGAAAATGATTCAAAGCCAGAAGGATTCAGCCACTCCTGGCGGTTTGCCTCCCGCTGCTGATGGTGGACAAACTATGTCCGATGCTTCCGCTCCTCCTATGGGATCTCCTATGAGTACCCCAGAACCTAAGATGGGTAATCGTGAAGCAGCGATGATCAATATTTCAATGGCAATGGATTTGTTAGAACAATCTTTGCCAGCCCTTGGTAGCGAAAGCGTTGAAGGGCAAAAAGTATTGGCAGCAATTCGTGGCATGACTTCTGTCATTGGTCCTAAAAAAGCCAAGACAAATGAATTGCAGCCTGCTGAAATTATGCAAATGTTACAAACATTACCTCAAGCTGGTGGCGCAACGCCTGAAGGTAAAGCAATGCAAGCAGCGCCAGCAATCCCTGGTATGTCACCTGGCGGTATGCCTCCTCCTCCAATGGGTGGTGGTATGCCTGGCGGTATGCCTTCTCCAACTCCACAAATGTAAGGAATTACTATGGAACTCTTTAAACCTCGTGGTGCTGCAAGTCCTCGCAGACCTACTGACAACAATCAAAAGAATGGTCAAGTTATCAATACTCCTCGTTATTCAGAGTTTGGTGGCTTAGATTCTTCAGGTAAAGCTGGCTACAAGAACATGATGTCTATGTCTAAGCCTGGCGATACTAAAAAAGTTATCTAACTGAGAAAAGGGGATAGATATGAGCTTAGAAGATATTAGTTTAGAACAGCGGGATGAATTGGCTCTCTTGATGAAAGAGTTAGCTGAAAATCCCGCCACACGCAAAGAAGCATTGCGTTTGACCAAAAAAGTCAGACCGAATCTTCCAATTCCAGAACTTGAGATCGAGGACTACACCGAGAGAAAGGTGAACGCTGCCGAGGAGCGAGTTATGCAATTAGAAGCTAAACTGCGTGAAAAAGATGCTGTCGCTGAACTTGAAAAGCGTAGAGAAAAACTGAAGTCAAAAGGTTTAGCTCAAACTGACGAGGACATCGCAGAAATTGAAAAACTCATGTTGGAGCAGGGAATGACCAATCACGAAACAGCAGCGCAGTATTGGGATTGGATGAAACAAGCAGCAACCCCCGCAGGCAATAACAGCATGGGATACAACCCAAGTGCTATGAGCAAGTTTGACCTATCAAAATATTGGAAAAACCCAACACAAGGTGCAAGGAATGAAGCAGCACAAGCTCTGATGGATCTGCGTAAGAACAGCAGACCTATCGGTATTTAAACAGCAGTAAATGGGGATATTTACTTTTAATGGAGAATTATTATGCCAATAGGTGGCGGAATAGTTCCAGCAACGGGTTCATCGCAATATAACGAGCTTACTTATGTAACTCGTAGAGCATTTATCCCCAAGCTGGTCGTACAGATTTACAACAGCACACCATTGATGGCTGCTTTGATTGCTAACAGTCAACAGGCTTCAGGCGGTGTATCCCAAGTAACCGTACCAGTTCAAGGCGCTCAATTCGTCAATGCACAATGGTCTGACTATTCTGGTTCTTTTAACCAGCCATCAGTTCAGCAAGGTGCATATAACGCTGAGTTCAACCTTAAGCTGATGATCTCACCAGTACCGTTCCTCGGTATGGAAGGTGCAGTTCAGCAAGACTATGCAATCATCCCTCTCATTGAAGCTCGTATGAATGATGCGACCAATGTGATGATGGATGCAATGGCAACTGCTTTGTACAACAACTACACCAACACTCAACAGTTCATCGGCTTGCCTGGTGCGATTGATGACGGTACAAACTTAGTGACCTACGGTAATATTAGCCGTACAGCTAATACCTGGTGGAAGTCTAAAGTTTACAACGCAGGAAATGTAAACCCAACTCGTCAAAACATTCTCCAGTACATTTCTGGTACTGTAAAGAATGGCGCTGAAGTTCCAACTTTTGGCGTTTGCGGATTTGGTACTTGGACTTTGTTAGCTCAAGACTATGTTGGTCAAGAGCAATATGTTATTACCCCAGGACATGGTTTTGATGGTGACAGCAACGGACCTCAAGCTGCTTTTAGAGCGTTGATGGTTGCTGGTGTTCCAATCTATCCAGATCCATATTGCCCAGAAGGTACTGTTTACTTCATTAACAGCAATTACTTGAGCCTCTACATCCACGATCAGGGTTCTTTCGTATTTACTGGTTTTGAATCAACACTTCCAAACTGGCAGATCGGTTATGTTGGCGCTGTCTTGATGATTGCTGAATTAGTAAGCACCAAGCCTAAGTCAATGACCAGGGTTTCTGGCTATAACTCTATTTCTATCTAAGGAGAATTAGTCATGTCACTCGGTTTAAATAAAATCCTGATTTCAGGTACAGCATCAAATACGCCTGGTGCGTATTGGCAGCTTTCCACATTAACAGCTACTACAACTGGTAATGTGATCCCTGCTGGTACATACCTTGTGTTCCCTAACGCTAACTGCACAATCAATGCCGTTTCAGCTTATAACACCTCAACCAATGTGGCAACCTACAGTATCCTGTTGGCTGCTAACACAGGCGGTGTGATTATCTCTGACGGCTTGAATGTGACTGCAAACGCTACAACCAACACCACAATCACATTGGCTACTGTCAATGGTGGTCAGGCTGTATCTAGCACCTTCACAAGTTAAGGAGCAATAAATGGCTAATGCAGATTCATTAGGGCAGTTTTACCTTGATTCGATTGGCTATGGTCGTGTTGCTTACATTAAAGCCACTTCATTTAATACATTGGGAAATGGTGCTACAACAGGCATCACTATCCCGTTTTTAAGTGGTGGCTTAACTAATGCAAATGCTACAGTTGGTTCTGGTTCTGTCATTCTTAAAACGATTCGGGTGCAAAACCCAACGGGAAATATTGCTTTAGCAAATATCTCGATCACAACAAGTAATGACGGTAACATTTCCAATGTGGTAGTAGCCAATGTGGTTCTCAGTACGGTTAGTGCTGCTGGTAGATACCAGGACTTAACCATTGCTGGTAACTACGGTGCAAACACAGCCGTATCTGGTTTTACAACCCAAGCTCTTTATGTCAATATCAATACCGTTAGTGGAAACGCTAACACCGCTGATATTGTCGTTTATGGCGATGTCGTGAGTTTTTAATGTCTAATATCTTTGTAACCAATAATTCTGACCAAGACCTAAAAGATGGCTTCGGTGGTGTCGTTTACGACTTTAAAAAGGGATCAACAGTCGAGATCTCTGAAGAAATCGCAAGACACATTTTTGGTTACAAAGACGAGGACAAGATGAAGTATTTGGCTAGGCTTGGGTGGGTAAAAACAACCAACGAATACGAGAGTGGCTTAGAGCGACTTTCTAAATGGGAGTTATCCACCGAACCACCTAAAAAGAACCAATCGTTATCCCCGTTGGTGGAAAGAGTACCCCTACCCGCTTCAAAACGGGCTGGGGGAAAGGTCCTTCAGGCGGTAGCATGATTTATGGAGTTTAAATGTCCACAAATTTATCTGGGTACATTACTCAAGTAAGATATTTGCTCCATGATGCTAATGCTAACTTTTATACCGATTCTCAACTAACAGATTACATTAACGCTGCTCGTGAGCGAGTAGTGCGTGACACAGGTTGTTTGCGTGAAGTAGTGGTAGCACAAACGCCATGCTTGGTGACTAACACCATCAATAGCGCAACACCAGCGTATCCAACACAATGGGTAGCTAATACTACCGTTACTGCAAATACTTTTGTATTTTCAAATATCTTTATTTATCAATACATTACAGGCGGTACTTCAGGTAGTACAGCACCTCCTTACCCTGCTAGTGGCGCAAACAACTACACCAATTACCCTCCAAGCACTTCTTTTGCAGACGGCACAGCCACCTTGCAATATGTTGGTAATTGTGAAAATGTGAGTTATGCAGCATTGACAACTTTAATGGGATCATCCCCGTTATCGCCTTCTTCTGGCAACACCGTATTGGATATTCTTAATATCAACCTTTACTGGGGTAATACTCGTGTGCCATTAGATTACTTAGCATGGTCAGACTTTAATACCAGGCTGCGCTTTTGGCAAAACTACATTGGCAGACCACTTGCTTTTAGCGTGTACGGTCAAGGGCAAATCTATTTAGGACCAGTTCCAGATCAAATCTACCAAATTGAAGTAGATTGCGTGGTATTGCCTAACCCTTTAAATCTTGGAACGCCAGCCGTTACCGATACCATTACAGATCCATATAGCACTTGCGTAAAGTTTTACGCTGCTTACCTTGCTAAGTTTTATGAGCAGAGTTTTGGGGAATCGGAAATCTTTAAACAAGAGTACCTCAAGCAAGCTACTTCCGTACTCAATACGACATTTACGAGAAGGATTCCAAGCCAATATAGCGGGATGATCTAATGGCTGCTGCTGAACAAAAAAAGTCCTACCAGGTTGTTAAACAGTTTAAAGGGCTTAATACCAAGGCTAACCGCACAGCGATTGATGAAACTGAGTTTTCTTGGGTTGAGAACGCACAACCCATTGGTTATGCAAATCTTAAGATTGTTCCGACTTATACTAATGTCAGCATTAGCAATACGGCTGTTACTTTTAGCAATACCGTAACCAACTTAACTTCCGTCAATCTTGGCGTTAAAGACTATGTTGTGGCTTTCCAAGCTGACGGATCAGCGCAATACTACAATGTCACCGACAATTCCAAGGGTAATGTAGCGGTAGCTGGCACATTCTCAGGCGCTAATGTCGAAAGCACCCAATGGTACAACGACAGGATGCTGATTCTTGATCCTGACAAGGGATACTTTAGCTGGGATGGTAATAATGTCGTTTCTATTGGTGCAGTCGGATCAATCGGTATTGTTAATCGAGGATCAGGCTACACTTCTGCGCCTACTGTCATTATTTCAGCGCCCACACAGACTGGTGGACAACAAGCTAATGCTACAGCGACTTTAACTGCTGGTGGCGCTAATACGGTAGCTTCCGTAAGCCTATCTAATGCTGGATCAGGCTATATTAACGCAGCCAATACAACAGTTAATTTTGTTGGTGGCGGTGGATCAGGAGCAACAGCAGCCGTTAGTCTAGTAACTTTTGCTACGGGAACAGTATCTATTGCGGTGATTGATGGTGGCGCTGGATATACCAACGCATCCAATACCGTTATTAGCATTACGGGTGGTGGCGGTACAAATGCTACTGCACAAGCGATTGTGACT